CCGATGAGCGATCTCAGGTGGCTCGCCTACATGCTGGCCACCGTTTACCACGAAACCGCTCAACAGATGTGGCCGATCCGGGAATATGGCGAGGGCAAGGGCCAGCCTTACGGGGAGCCGGACGAAAATGGGAATTGCTTCTACGGTCGCGGCTTTGTTCAGCTCACTTGGAAGGAAAATTACGACCGTGCCGGTGCTCTTTTGGCTCTCGTTGATAACCGTGATCCTGTTCAGCACCCTGATATTGTTCTTGATTCGCTCATAGCGGCCAGGGTGCTGTTCCGTGGCATGTCGGAAGGATGGTTCACCGGGGCGAAACTGGGGGACTACCTCTCAGAGACCGAGGACGACCCGGTCAACGCCCGCCAGATCATCAACGGCAATGACAAGGACGAACTGATAGCCGGTTACCACGACACGTTCCTGGCGGCGCTGGAGGCCGCCGAGCGCCGTGTCTCCACCGCCTGAAGGGCAAGGACCATGGTGGCTCCATGCAATACGCTCGCTAAGTCTGAGCAACGTGCTGGTGATCTTCCTGCTGCTGCTGATGGCTGGCCCGGCCTATCTGCTCTACAAGGCCCTCAACGACGAGGCCCTGCTCGACAGGTTCCTGAGCAGCTATCAGGAGATCAGCACGGAAACGGGCTGTACGCTGCGCGCCGTGGCCGAGCGTGGTGGACCACAGCGATGGTCAATCTCTACGGGCTTTGCCTTCGCTGGCGCGGATACGTGGACGGTCGGCGTTATCCTCGATCACGCGCCTGCGAAGGAGGAAATCGAGTCCTATTGCGCCACGCTCCTTTTGATAGTCGAGAAGATGCATGAATCGTGAAACTGATCGTCATCCTGGTCCTGCTTTTGCTGGTGCTGCTGCTGGCGGAGTTCGCGGCGGCGGAAGCGCCGTGGCCGAGGAGCGACGTGGAGTTTTCGGCAACGCAGTGCAGGGTCCTCAGGCAGATGAAGGTCGATGTGAGGTCGATCTGCACGAAGAAATACCCGGCGCGTCCGCGCCAGACACAGCCCCAGGCTAGCAGGAGCAACGACCGCAGTGAGCCAGAGCAGCCATCGGCACCAGCCCCAAGTGCGCCTGACGCACCTGCTCCCTCCCAGCCCTCGCCTCCCACGGGGAGCGGGGGTGGTGGGCCATCTCCTCCTGATCCTGGGAGTGGTGGCGGTGGTGGCCCTGATGGTGGTGGTGGTGGTGAGCCTGGTCCTGGTGACGGCGGGGGAGAAGGTGGTGGAGAGGGTGGGGGCGGCGACCAGGGCAGACCGCCTGGAGGCAGCGACGAAAACCCACCAGTCGTTGAGCATCACTGAAGGAGAGACACCATGATCGGCGCACTCATCAACCTGATTATCTACCTGCTCATCGTAGGCATCCTGTTCTATGTGTTGATCTACGTAGTGGACAATTTCATACCGGAGCCACCGCAGCGCATCGTCAAGGTGGTGGTCACCGTGGTGCTGTGCATCGTGGTGATCCTGATGCTGCTGAGACTGGTCGGGATAGATGTCGGTGGCGACATGCCCAAGCTGGTGCAATGATGTTCACCTATCGAGACATCAAGAACAGCCCTAGCGGCTGGGAGGACCTGAAGATGAAGGACTTTGAACTGGCATTGAGCGAACTGATCGACACCTATCGCAACAAGTACGACAAGGCCCTGGTGGTCGCTGCGCTTGAGGCGCAGGGCCAATTGGTTTCCGACGACGAATCATGGACGGAAAGTGAACCTTCCGAGGCCGCTGCCGAGGACTCCGACGAGGGGGAGGCATGACCATGTCCAGGAAAGAGAAGGCCGAAGCCCGCGCCGCCGAGGACATCGAGCAGGAGTTCCTGGACGCGCTGACAGCGGTGGCGGACAGCTACCGCAACGTCATCCACAAGGACCGCGCCGTCAGGGTGATCGGCCTGCAAGGCGACCTTGTCCGCGCCGATGAAAGCTGGACGACCTACGAGGGCGGACCCGTGGCTCCAGAGCCACCGGCCCCGCCTACGCTCACCAGTCTCGACCCCGACAGCGTCGTGGCCGGGAGCGCAGACGACATCACCTTGCGCTGCATCGGCACGGGCTTCACCACCGATAGCATCATCATGTTCAACGGCCTGCCGGAGCCGACGACCTGGGTGTCCGAGACCGAGGTCACGACCGGGGTGAAGCCCTCGCTGTTCGTGGTTCCGGCGGTCTGCCCGGTATCGGTCCACACGACTTCACTGGTGACGGACCCCATCGATTTCACCTTCACGGAGGAAGTCGTAACCCGCAGCAAGAAGGGAAAATGACCCGGAGGCTCACGGCACTAGAGAGGCGCAAGGCGGCGCTGGAGGCGAAGGACGACCTGTTGACCTTCGCCCGCTTCATGATGCCCGACGCCGACGACCCCGACGATGTCCACAAGTCCCAGTACGTCACGGCCCTTCATCACAAGGTGATTGCGTATGCGCTCGAACAGGTCGAGTGCGGGCTGATTCCGCGGTTGATCATCAACGTGCCTCCGAGACACGGGAAGTCGCAGTTGGCTTCGCGGATGTTCCCGGCCTGGTACGAAGGACGCCACCCGGAGCAGTCGCTGATTCTGGCGACCTATAGCGACAAGCTTTCCTGGGATTTCGGGCGCGAAGTCCGCGAGATCATGGAGGACAGCGTCTACCGGCAGGTGTTCCCCGACGTGTCCCTGATGACGGCGAGCGTTGACCGCATCGAGACCACGCTCAACGGGAAAGTATTCTTCGTGGGCCGTGGCTCCGCCATCACGGGCCGTGGCTCCACCGGCCTTCTCATTGACGACCCCATCAAGGACCGTGTGGAGGCCGACTCCCTGGTCACCCGCAACAAGCTTTGGGCCTGGTTCAATCAGGTCGCGAAGACCCGGCTGCTCTCAAGCGTCGGGTGGATCGTCATCATCCAGACGAGGTGGCATGAGGACGATCTGGTGGGCCGACTGACCGATCCGCAGAATCCCGACTATTCCCCAGTGGAAGGGCCGAAGTGGAAGATCATCGACCTGCCTGCCCTCGCCATAACCGAGCACGATTCGCTTGGGCGGAAGTATGGCGAGGCGCTGTGGCCGCAGCGGTTCCCGGTGGACTACCTGGAATCGCTGCGCGCTGCCGACCCACGCGGATTCCAGGCGCTCTACCAGGGGTCCCCGACCCCGGAGAAGGGGAACTTTTTCCCGGCAGACAAGATCAGGACCTACGCCAGAGGCGAGCTGCCGAAGAACCTCCGCTACTACGCCGCCAGCGACCACGCCGTGTCCACCACGCAGGACCGCGACAAGACGTGTCTCATGGTCGTGGGCGTGGACGAGGAGCAGAACATCTTCGTCCTTGAGGACCTGGTGTGGAGCCACCTGTCCACCGACGTGGTGGTGGAGCGGATGATCGACCTCATGGCCAAGTACAGGATTCTCTACTGGTGGGCCGAGCGCGGCCACATCAGCAAGTCCATCGGCCCTTTCCTGCGTAAACGTATGCTGGAGCGCAGCACTTTCACGTCCGTGCAGGAGGTCACCCCCGTCCATGACAAGAAGTCCCGCGCGCAGTCTGTCATGGCCCGAATGGCGATGGGAATGGTCTACTTCCCGGCCCACGCATCGTGGTGGATGGAGGCGCGGCAGGAACTTCTTCAGTTTCCGTTCGGCGCAAGGGACGATTTTGTTGACGCCCTGGCGTGGATCGGCACCGGCCTGGGTGCGCAGACATCGGCTAAGACGCCGCGCAAGGCGAAACAGCCGACGAAATCTGGCACTCTGGCGTGGGTGAAGGAGCAGTCGAAACAGGAGAAGCGGGGGCGCAATTCAGCAGAGAAAGCAGGCTGGTGATGCTCAAGAAGATCGTGGAGACCGGATTCAGCTACCGCAAGGCGTCCTCGAAACGCGTGGCCAACATCCTGCCGACCAACGTCAATCAAAGTGTGATATCGCAGATGAGCAAGCAGCGGCGACCAATCTCGCTTGCTCCGGTGTGGAAGAAGGGCTGACACCATGGCACTGCCTCCCGTCGATCCTGAAGTCGAAGCCATCGTCGGGCCTCCCCCCGAAGAAGACCCGATCCTGACGCCGCCGGAGACACCGCCAGGGCAGAAGGTCGTTCCACGCGAAGCGCCGGAGCCTGACGCCAAGCGCAAGGCCCTTGTGGATTCCATGACCAACATGGTCAAGCAGGCCAAGACCTTCTGGGACCCGACCTTCCGGCAGATGGAGCGCGACCAGAAGTTCACCGCCGGAAAGCAATGTC